GATACAACTATCATAGATACTCCTGTCTCTTGAACAAGTGTTCTAAGTCTAGTCATAATTTCATCTAATGCTCTTCTCTCATCACCATGAGATTGGTCTGATACTATAATACTAACATGGTCTATAACAACATACTTACAATCTAAACCTTTAGCTAAGAACCTAACTCTTGAAACAATATTATCAATAGAGTTAGACCCAAAATGGTCAAACATATATACTCTGCCAGTACCTACTGTTGCATTAAAATAAGTTTTCATTTCTTCATCACTTACATGAACATCAGGTAAATGTAATCTTTGATTAGCTTCAACACTCATCAAACCTTTTGAAGTTATTACTGGTGTTTCTTCTAACATTAATAATCCTATATTATCTTCTGTTGATTTTATAATGTGATGTACTACTTCTCTCATTACTTGAGTCTTACCTAGTCCAGACCCTGCTGTAAATGTGACTAACTCTGCAGGTCTTAAACCATATGTAATTTTATTTAATCCTTCAAATGGATATTGAACAAATGATTTAGTGACTGGTTTAAGTACATCATCTAGTAATGTATTAGCATTTATAATTCCATCAGGAGCAAATTTCTTAGCATCCCAAAAAGTTTTATTATATATTTGTATTTTGTTTTGTGATAAACAATCTGAAGCATCTTTTAATCCTTCAGGTAAATGCATTATCTTACATTTTCCTGGAGAAAATAACTCTGCAACTTTCATAGCACCTTCTCTACCATGCTCGTCATTATCAAAATTTATAACAACATTATCAAAATTATTTTCAAGCCATTCTAAACTAGCTTTAATATCTTTTACTGCTGAAGTAATTCCATTCTTAATACTAACTACTGGAGTGTGGTATGTTCCTTTCAACATCATTTGATAAGAAGATAAAGCATCTAACTCACCTTCAGTTATTATACAATATTTATTTTTAGAAAAAAGATGTTGACCAAACAAGCCAGAGTCTTTTGTATTACCTTGTATACTAAACTCTTTTAACTTTGTATACCTAGTCTTTGTTGCAATCTTTGCACCTTGAGTATCATGGTATGGATAGTAATGACTAATGATTGTACCCATGTTATCCATCTTAACTGTGACACCAAACTTCTTACAAGTATCTTCAGAAATATTTCTATCTATAATTTCTGCATAGTTAGAATCTTTCATGAAGTCTTTTACTTCATATTCATTATTACTTTTTGTTGTTGTTGGTTGTAATTCCATATCGTATTCCTTTATAAATTGTTGACATGAAAAACAATAAGCTGAATTGTCTGCGTTAACAGATACTGCATCACTACTAGAACATAGTGGACAGGGTAAATGATATTTTACAAAACCTTTTTTATTTATTTCTTCCATTGTCGCCCTTTGTTAATTTAATTTTGTCCAAAAAAAAGGAGTGGCAATTTCTCGCCACCCCCTCGGAGTAAGAAAAAATGAAAAACAAATTTCATTTTACTGTTGGATAGTACTAAAAATCATCCTTGATGTCAACACCACCTGAAGAATTTTCTACTTCAAAATCTTCTCTTGGTGTATATTCTATTAAGTCAATGACTTGTACAGCTTGTAAATCTAAACCCATTCCCTTCTTACCTTTGAAGTTCCATTCGTATGGTTTATACATTACTTTAACTTTACTTCCATTACCTACTATTTTATCTAGTGGGTTCTTAGAAGCATCAACTAATTGTGGTTGAGTATTTTTATCACCATTAGCTTTCTGTACTTTTCTTTTGAATCTTACTATATTAGAAATAGTCTTCTCATCAATAGTAGTTTCGCCAAGTGCAATGCCTTGTTCTTTTAATTCATTAGCTGACTTGTCGTCTACTGCTAAATCAATTCTCCACATAGGTTCAAACTTTTCGTTTGGTCGTGTCAGAGAAGCCCAGTAAGCTGTGCCTTCAATTATTGCCATATGTATTTCCTTTGTTATGTTTGTTAATTGTTATTGTTTTACTATCATACTTCATCATCTTTGTCAACACTTGGTTCATCTTTTTTTTCCAAGAGTTCTTCTATCTTTTTATCAATGTTTAGTTTAATAGTTTGTTTTTTGTTTAGCTTTTCCTGAAGTTCACCTATCTTAGAACCCATAGATTGAATATCAGAATTAGCTTGTTCTAATTGTATTAGAATCTGTTTAATCTTACTATCTTTTTGATTGATAGTATCATTTAATTCTTGTTTCTCTTTTGTTAAATCAGAGATTGTAGATTTATATTCTTTTAATAAAGTTTTATCTGTCATTAGTCTATGCCCACAATTATTTTTTTAATAATACTAATTGGAAAATTTTTAACTTTTTTATTTGGGTTGGTACTACACCCTTGAATAAAAACTAAAATTAAAAATAGTACAATTATATTTTTCATTATTATATAGAATAACATCCTTCATTAAATAATTCTTTTATTGGAATTACTACACACTTTGATGCTCTATAATCTCCTATGTTTTTAGTGTGTGTTTTTTTATATTTCTTAACTATCTTTCTTAATCTTGATACTCTAAATACTAACATACAATGTTCTTTACCATTCAGTTCTAATATATGAAACCACCATTTAGATTCTGTCTTGTCTATGCCTGAAGGTTTATCTCTATACTCATACTCAATAGCAATGTTGCCTGTCTTTCTCCACCAACTTCTTTCAGTTTTAATCTCAACTTTACTTCCTTTAAGTAAGTCGGCTACTCTTTTCTCTCTTATCTGTCCATACTCTAAGTCTATATCAAACTTAGTATTCTTTCCTGTACTCATTAATATTGTTCCTCTTGATGAAAGCTACAAATATAATGAGTTAAAAACTTATTAAGATTTTTATTCTTAAATAGTTTCTTAGCATTAGCTTTATCTAACTGTTGAAACTTTCTGATTATAAATGTTGGTTCTAAGTTTGCGTAATCGCATATCTCACAGAAGTGTGAGTCATCTTTTGAAAACCAAGACTTTGCTTCTTGGATTATTTGTTTTCTTTTATTACCCCATGCATGAATATCTACATCCAATGCATCCATAATTGCTCTTACAATTACACTTCGATATAATAAAACATCTGGTGTTATCGCCCTGCCTTCGCCTTGTCCTGCGTTTATACTACTGTTCAATATCATATTTCATTTTATCGAACACCTTGTCTATTAAAGACTTTTTATTTCTCTTCACAATCCTCAAGTGAAACTTTTTTGTTAGTAGATTTTTGGCTATTGGATTTTTCAATCTTATCTTTAAATGTTTTTTCATCTATCTCTTCTACTGTATGTCTAGTTTCTTTTACTTGTTTATTAATTATGTTTGAGTAAGGACTCCAATTTAATTTTTCTAAATCTTGTAGTGTTGTACCTGAATTATAATAATCTTCAACGCATACATCCACATTGACCCAAGTTTTTTTTAAGAAAAATTTATTGCTCATATTGTTATGTCCTATAATTAAGTTATGTTGGATAAAAGGTTTATGTCTTTCTTTAAAGACAGTATCTCTATTATACATTATAACTTTTGCTTTAACAACCTCTCTAAAAAATAAATATTATGCAATAATATCAATGGTTTAAAGAGGATTAGGTGTTGCCTTTCTAGTGTAAGTTGTATTAATCTTTTCTGTTTTTAAATGTTATTTCAACATGACAATCTTTATGTCCATAATCACCATGCCATGTATCTTCTAACTCTTCTAACAATCTTATTAGTTCTTTACCTCTGATACATTCATCAGAAGTTAACATATGTTTTACTGTTTCATCTTTACTTTCTTTACCATTTTTCCATGTTGTTCCATATGAAAAAATTTTATAACTATCTATGTGCATTAATATATCTCCTTTGATAATGACTTCATTACTTGTTCTTTAATAATTGATTTAACTTTTTTATTTCTAGTACCTCTACCAAATCCCATAACTTCTACATGGGTATCAAACCAATCGTTTGTTTCTTTTTCTTTATCTATTTTTTTCTTTGTTGTTTTTCTTTTAGTCATGCTACCTCCTTTAATATTTCTATTGCTCTTGCATGGGCAGGATATCTTTTAATATATCCCTTCCACTCTATATAACCAAGCATATGATGAATTGTATTTTTTGATTTAACTTTCATATGTTCTTTCATATCATCAAATCTTGGCATCACTTCATATTTCTTTTTATATTCAATTAAGAATTTAAAAAGTTTTAATTGTCTTGGTGTTAACATTTGTTTTTCTAACCATTTATAATTTCTACCTGTCATAATTAAAAAGGAATACTATCTTCATATTCATCCACATCTTTATCATAACCTGTATCAGTATATGAATGAGATTGTTCAAATAAAAAGTATTCTATATTATCATATTCTTTTGCTTCCTCCATTAGTTCAGCATACTTGTCAGCACTACTTCTATTTACAAATTGTTTCTCAAGCATATAACTATCTGAATGATTAAACTTACTCATCACTACATATCTTTTTAATTTATTTTCCATTTTTATTTTTCCTTTTTTTATGTTGACCCATGTACCATTCTGAAGGTTCATAGTTCCATCTCTTACCATGATGTCCTCTTATATCAGCATACCACATTCGCAACTTTACTATTAATTTTTTAAAAATCATACTATCCTTATACCACAAATAAAAAAAATGTCAAGCATTAATTTACTGTTTTTGCTTTACATAAATTATTCTGTATTAAAAAGTTAGCTTGTCTTCCAAACCAACCTTGTAATTGCCAACAAACTCCTGTATCAATTAAATGTTGCCATGCTTCTAACTCTTCTTCTGCTGTGTCTGCTGGTATATATCCTTCAGCTATACCTACTGCTTGATGTATGTCCACTACTAACTCCTTTGTTAAGTTTATTTTTTTATATTTTCTATAGTATTCAAGTTCAACTCTACTGTTAAAAACTTTCTTACCAAAGATTGCTTTGTTAACTCTAACTTTTTTACTCATAATGTTTTACTATTTGTTTAGCTGTATTAATTCTTTTTTGTGTAGTTAAAAAAGGTAATAAAGATTTACAAGTTTCATAGCATTCATCATTCAATACTACCCATATCTTTTGAGGTTTAGATAGTGTTCCTTTAGCTGTCACTCTTGGTTTTCTATCATAGATTCTACCACCAAACAAATCATGTAATATTTCTATTGGTTTAAAATCTGTATTACAAACTTCTATTCTTATTCTTTTATATGGTTCTTGTTTATATTGTATGTATCCTTCACCATCTACAAAACCACTTGCCCATTTAATCATACTATCTATATTACTTATCATTTACTTTCCCTCCATTTGTTTCATCTTCTCTTCTAATATTACACCTATCATATCTAATTTACTTTGGTCTCTAGTATTCCAAGTGCTTTTATTCATATCTTGTATATCATACTTCCAACTCATCCAGTCTTCAAGTATTTCTTTCATCATTCCTTCGGTCATATTTTTCCTTTAGTTTAATTGCAATAGAGAATAAACCTTTCTCTCTACATTTTTTTATTATAGATTTTAATCTAAATATAAATTGTGTTTTTCTATTCATGTTTTAATGTACTTGCTCCTTGTCTTCTATATTTTTCTTCTGCATTTTTTATTTCTTTTATTTCTTTTTTATTTATTTTAAATCCTCCATTATCCCATAGTCCTACTGTATCTTGTTGTTGCCAATCTTCAACATGAACATCCATTGCTTTATTGTATGCATCAGATTTATTTATTGCTTTAACATAAACATAATACATAACAGTTTCATAACCTACAACTTTATATTTTTTCATCTGTCTGCTTTCATTATCTTTTCTATTCTATCTAACTTCTTTAATCGTTTAGTTATATATTTTACATCTTTGATACAAGCTTTATAATCTGCATCACTATCATAACTTACTCTATCAAAATGTTCTTGTAAATACATATCAACATTATTTAAATCGTTATGTATTTTACCTACATAATATCCACTCATATAAGTATTACACCTAATACAAATCCTACTACAAAACATAACCACTCTCTTCTGTAATATAATTCTAATGCTTTCCAATCTGATTTACTCTTTCCAAATATTAACATTGCTTTTTCCCTTTCTATTTTTTCTTGTTTTTCTTTTTGTTTTTTATCTTCGTATGCTTTAGCTTTATTCCTATCTATCACTTCAAATATTTCTTCGTTCATTAGTATCCTTCTCTATCTAAAAATATTGCTTCAACTAAATCATTGATAGCATCATCAATAGCTACACTATGATGCTTTAATTTCATACTTTCTAAATCATTTTGTAAATCATTTATTGATAAACTTAATACATCTTCAAGTATAGTTTCCTTTAATCTTTCATTGTGTATGTTGCTCATATTCCTACATCCTCCCTACTGTAATACTCCTCTTCATTTTCTTTTTCATATACTGCTTTGTTGTATGCGTTTTTAACTACATCTTCATCTAAAAAGTATCCATTGTTATTCTTATGCCAATACTTTTTAAATAAAATAGTTTGTACTTCTGGAAGACTTATTGTTTCATGTCCTCTTTCTAAAGAAGTTCTACTCATTACAATATCTAATACTTCTTCTTCAACATCTACGATTGCTTGTTTAACTTTACCCATCTTTTTATGTCCTCCTGTTTTATTTTTAATGAAGCTACTAATCCTTCTACACTCCAATGTTTCTCATAAGCTAACTGTCCTATTGTCTTTGTATCTTTCTTAACTTTAGTTCTATATTTCTTTTCCATTGTACTCCTTTGTTAGTTCTAAAAAGTAATCCCAACCCTCTTCATTATCATCATTGTATTGATAGTTAATTTTAATTTTACTTTTCTTTAACATATCATTTACTTCATCAAGCACCAACTCTATTATCTCATCTGGTCTAGATTTATAATTCCAACCTATCCAGTTCTCATTTACTTTACTCATATTACTCCTCCCATTTCAAAATCAAACTCTAACTTATCTAATAACTGTTCTCTTAAATCTTCGTGTAATATATTGCTACCATCAAATGAAAATATACTTAACTCATCTGAATAAAAATCTTTAATAGCATCTTCCATCACATCAAAGTCTTGCTTACCTCTTATTATTTCAATAAGAATTTTTATTTCATCCTTACTGAAATGGTCTTTAATTTCTTTAATTGTTTTCATCTTCCTCCCATACATCATCAATTATAAACCCACCATCATTTGAGTTTTGTAGTTCATCCCATTTTTCTACTGGAATTTTTTCTGCTTTTGCTATTGCTTCTTTATCATCTTTAGCTTCAACATTTATTTCATACTGTTCATATACTGTATATCCACCTATTACTTTATATGTTTTCATTCTACCTCCTCTAGTGTATCTACATCAACATATTCTTGTAGATATTGTTTACAATGTATTAATGCCATCTCTTCTGCTTCTTGTTCATCTTCTGCTTCAACTACTTCTTCATATCCTAACTCGCTTATACCTACTTTATACTTTTTCATTTTACTCCTTTGTATTTACTAAATCTATCTTTATTAAATGGTGTTTGTATTAATCCTTCTTGACCCTCTGTTTCTGATAAAGAATATTTACTGGTACTATCATCCTCTCTATATTCTTTCAGTAAGTCTACTGCTTGTTCTTGTGTCCAAGCTACATCACAAGTGAACATTGGCTCACCTTGTACTTTACATTTAATAAATAACATTTTACTCCTTTTGTTTTTTTGTTTGTACATTCTGGTCTACTATATAAATGTGGCAACATTATGTTCAACCAAGAATTTTGTTTCAACAATAGGATGCGATTAGTTGACGCACCTATATAATGTTTAGTCAATGTTCTATTATCCATATGAAAATTTCTGGTATAAGTATATAAATAAAATCATTAGGGTTATTAATACTATCAACATTACACATATCTAATTATCTATTTAGTATACCAATGGTCATCTAAATTCTCAATAGTATATTCCATAACTTTATACTTTTCATTTCTCTTCATACTTTTTCTACCAAACTCTTCAGCTTCTTTCTCTTCAGAGAATATGGTATTAGTAAACAATCTATATTTCTTTTCTGTTTTCTTTTTAAAAATTATAAAGTACATTATAGTTCTTCTCTTTCTAATTCAAATGAAAATCTATTAGTCATCTTTAAATAATCTATGTTATGTTTAGTCAATGCTTCTTGCCCATATATAACTGGCAACCAACAGTCATCCTTATTAACTACATAATATAAATCTCTACCATACTTATTTAATTTTCTTACCATTATATGTATCTTACTTTGTTCACTCATTATTTATTCTCCTTGTTAGTAGGTTTACAAGCATACTCAATTAAATAATCATAACCTTTCCATACATAATCTTTATTTATTTGTGTCATTACTTTATCGCCAGTATCATGCACCATATCATAATATTCAACTGCTTCTCTTATTCTATCTACTGCTTCTTTGATTGTCATCTGTTCACTCATTGTCCTCCTTTTGTTTCTACTTTGTTCCTTGTTGGCATTACTCCATTTATCTCAAAGCTTTGAGGTTTCTTGGAATTATTATTAACTACATCAATTAATAATTCTATTGTATCATAATTATCTTTATGTAATTTCTCAATAGCATTTATAGTTTCTTCCATATCCCAAAGTTTTCTTCTCATTAACAACTGTCTTTCATAAACTTTGTTAAGTTTTAGTTTTAGTTTTATATCTTTCATTCAATTACCTCCAATGTAAATGGTTTCGGGCTAGGAATATCCATGTCATCCATGTTATCATAGCAATCAATAAAATCTAACACATCATTTTCATATCTTATATTAAGTTGATTTTTACCAACACATAAAGAAATATCCTCTCCATCTTGAGCAAGAACCTCAACATCATTAGTTTTGTATTCTCTTTTTAATGCTCTTGCTATTGCACACTTATCACAATCACCTTGAACACCATTTATAATATCATCTTGCGTCACTTCTATTAGTCTTATCATCTATCCTCCAGTTTATTTATTACTATATAAATTATAGTTCCACCTATTGTTATTGCTATCAATCCTACTAATAACATTCCTA